CACAGGTTAGGTTAGGTAAGGATAGGATAGGTAAGGTTAGTTTAGGTGAGGATAATATATCCGATTCTGACGAATCGAAGCCGCCCAAAACCACCAAACCTGTGAAGCATAAATATGGCGAATACAAAAATGTGCTTCTTGCCGATGAAGAACTGGAAAAACTGAAATCAGAATATTCCGACTATGAGGAACGGATTGAAAGACTTTCGTCCTATGTGGCATCCACCGGTAAGGCTTACAAAAGCCATTATGCAACCATAAGGAATTGGGCAAGGAAGGATGCAGAGAAGTCCGGCAGAAAAGAAGTGGTGCCGAAGTGGATGGCAAAAGACCGGCAGCAATATGATTTCGGTTCCCTGGAAGATGAACTTCTTGCTAACGGAACCAAGACAGCAGGGAATGATCCTGATGTGGCTGCAAGGGCTGAAGCATTACGGCAAAAGTTTGGGGGTACATGATGAAAGATAGAAAAGTTTGTAAAGGTTGCAAATATCATGTGATAAAAGGCGAATTCTTTGTATTCAACAATACCTGTGATTACTGTTCGGAAACAGGGCGCAGCAGGTTGAAGAAGGAGCAGGAAGCCGGCGGTTACCGGAAAGACAGTTGTGTTTGCTATGAAGAAGGAGAATGGAAAGGCAGGTTTGTTGATCCTTACGGAAAGGAAAGAGGTGGGCATGATGAAGGCTAAAACCTACTTGAAGCAAATTGAATTGATGGATGCCAAAATCAACACCAGGCTTGAAGAAGTGGAAAGGTTGAATGCCCTTGCTACCAAGACAACATCTGTTATGGGCGGCGAAAGGGTACAATCTTCAGGAAGTCAGCAGAAGATGGCAGATTGTGTGACAAGAATTGCTGATTTGAAGGCTGAAATCAACAAAGAAATTGATAAATTTGTAAATATCAAGCAGGAAATATTGCAAATCATGGACAAGCATTGTGATCCTGATTGTATCAATCTTCTGTATTCCAGGTATTTTCAATATAAGCCCTGGGAACAAATTGCGGTTGAATTGAGTTTTACATACAAGTGGGTGTCCGGCGGTTTGCACCAAAGGGCATTGTCGCAGGTACAAAGGGGATTGGATGAGAGAAAGGAAGAACCAGGATGAAAGCAGCAAAAAAATCATTGCATGAACAGGCAACAAAGAAAAAGCGAAAGAAGTCGCTGAGTATCACGGAAATTGCAGTGGCTGCCCGTAAGGCAGGAATGACCTATGGGCAGTATGTAGCAAAAATGGGATTGTAGAAAGGAAAGGTAAACGAACATGAAAGAACACACAAGAATTACAACAGTACAGATCACAGAGGTAGTGAAGGACGAACAGGAAGCCATTGATTTTGTTATGAGAGAAGATGCGAAGGAACATTACAAGGGTACCCTATCTGAAGAGTTGAAGAAGCTTCTTCATGTGGATGATGTGGTTGTGACAGGCATCCAGGATTTTGTTCAGGACGGGGTGAAAGAATCATGTGTGTAGTAAATACATATCAGGCAACCAATATATATACCGGGGAAGCTGTTGAAGGTGGAGCGAAGGAAGTGGCAGAAAAACTTGGTGTGTCGGATGTGAGCATCAGAGCAGCCTGCAAAAATAAAACCTACATCCGAAAGGCGTGGTGTGTTGAGGTAATCGGCACAAGCCGGAGTGGGCAAGCGAATTTCTATGCCACACCGACAGAGTTGTGGAACGATTGGGATTTCACCACTGCACCCTTCAAGGAACTAAGCCGGAAGGTGAGAGAGAAGCGCAGTAAATAAACAAACCGAAAGGAAAATAAAGAATATGGAAGCAAGAGAGATTATTGAAAAAATGGAGAAAGAGGACAGATTATTGAGTGAAAGTGCTGTTATGATTGCGGTTCAGAAGGCACTTATCGAAATGGGATATGAGCCGTTGGATGACAGGGTAATGGGAGTGTATAAAGCAATAGAGAACACACCAACGGCAAATGGTTGGATTCCTTGCAGTGAGAGGTTACCGGGAGAAAAAGAAAATCCGATAACGTTTGATTATATGCAATATCCTGTAATGGTAAATATCGATGGAAAGTCAGATGTGAGATATTACTATTTTGGAAATGGGCATTGGAGATTAGGATTTCAAATCATGGACGAGTATGTAACTCATTGGATGGATATTAAACCTTATCAGCAGAAGCAAACTTATATTTAGCGAAGAAAGGATAAGATTATGGAGATTACAAAAATTGAACCTAGAACCTATACATACAGATTAGTGCCTAGCAAGGAAGATGAAGAATATTGTTCATGTATGTGGGCGAGATTTATATTTGATTGTGATAATGGAAGATTAAATATAAACAGTGATGCAGGTGACTTTTCTTATGGATGGGGTTTCAACGAACATGAGGATTTTATGCACCTTATGAGTAGAGTTGATAAATATTATCTGCTCGATAAATTAGCAAGAAGAAGTGTATTTCTGATTGATGAAAGTAAGAAGCAAACCATTAAAACCATTGAGGATAATGGTTGGGAATGTTACGGTGTCAAATCCGCAGAGGATTGGGAAGAATTTAAACAGGAAATTCTTGATATTGATAGTTGTGCAAGTGAAGAAACCTTTTTCAGAATGGTTGATGATATTATGCCCGATATTGATTGGGAAAGTATCATACTTGAAACAGATTATCCGTATGGTGCAAAGGTGGTTGTTGATATGTTTGATAAGTATTTGCAACCTAAAATCAAAGAAGAGTTTTGGCAATAAATAAACATTTGGCGAGGTGAATGTATGAACAAATTTCAAGAAGATTTTGATTTGGTAACAAGATTAAGTTCATTAAATGGAAGAGAAATAACAATACTTAATTATGGTATTGAACAAGGAAAAATCGAAAGCGGTAAGGATTTTGAAAAGCTGTTAAAAGCTATGCAAGAAACATATCCAAAGAGCAAAGCTGAATATGTAGACTTTGATGTTTTCGTAAAAGAGGCTATGAAGAAGTTTACAGATATTAGTTAAATTCAGAGATAAACATTTAGGAGGATAATAGGATATGAAAAACTATGAACTTTGTAAAAAATGTGCGTCTGGTCAAAAAAATGTGGTAGGTAAGAAATGTCAGGCTTGTATTGATAATAATTTATATGAACCGAAAAGCAAAGATATCATTAAGTTAAAAAGTAAAAATAAACATTTAGCGAGGTAACGAATATGGCAAATGTCGGTGAAGAGTACATGAATATTGCAAACTCTCTTGAAAAAAAGAAGTGTGGATATTTGAACAATCATGTATGTCCGTTATTTCCAAGCAAGGCACAAATCGGTGTGCCTTGTGATGGATGTTCTTTATTTGAAACGTTTTTATTTTTCAAGAGACGTAGTATGGATATTGAGAAATTTGAAAAATCTAACTGATTTTAAGTCCTCACAATAGGACTTGAAAGAGTGTATAAGAGAGGTAACGGATGAAAGAATTTGTAGAAAAGTTGATTGAGAGATTGGAAGCGGAACAAAAATATCAATATGAGAAAGCCGAAGAAGCTGATAAAAAGATAAACCTTGAACTGATAAAGGTTTCCGAGGCTAGAAGAAAGAACGGACAGTGCTTTGATGTAGCAATTCAAGTAGTCGAGCAGCTTGCGGAGAAATATAACAATGGTTGGATTCCTTGCAGTGAGAGGTTGCCGGAAGAAAAAGAAAATCCGATAACATTTGATTATATGCAATATCCTGTAATGGTAAATATCGGTGGAAAGACAGATGTGAGATATTACTATTTTGGAAATGGACATTGGAGATTAGGATTTCAAATCATGGACGAGTATGTAACTCATTGGATGGATATTAAACATTATCAGCAGAAGTAAATTCAGATTTAGGCAGAAAGGGAATTATGAATATTCAAGAAGTGAAAGAGCAGATATGTAAAAAGTATCCTAATTGCGTTGACTGTCCGCATCTTATCTATTGCGGAGAAGATGAAAATGATATGACAATTAGCAGGTGTGATGTAATTGTAGATTTAGTAAAAGGAGAATGAGCATGACGGAGAAAGAAGCATTAAAGGCATTGAAGCTTGAAGGTGGTTTGGAAATCATCGGAAAGGCAACAAGAACACTTGAATTTTTTGAAGGCTTGGTAGTTGCGGAAGAAGCCCTTGAAGAAATCCAAGCATACAGAGCAATCGGCACAGTGGAAGAATGCCGTACTGCGGTGGAGAGGATGAAACCGAGGAAGATTAAAGGCAGGTCATTGACACATGAAGGCTATGTTGGTAATTGTCCTTGTTGTGGCAAACTTGTTGCATTGCATGATGATAACAAAATTTGTAGAAAATGCGGACAGGCTTTTGACTGGAGCGAATAGCAGAAAGGGAAAGAGATATGAGCAAATTGGTTGACATTAGCAGTGACGAATTTTGGCAGATACTTTTTGATGAAGCCTGCGTTGAAGGCAGACAAGCAGAACGAATTGAAACCGAATTGAACAATGTTGGTGTTGATGAAAATGAAATTAGAAACAAGGTTATTGATGAAGTGTTGGAGGTAATCAACAGAACATATCACAATTTCTGCGGTTACGATTTGGAGCAGATGACAAAGTACGGAAACGAATCAGCAAGTCAGCAACACGACAGCTATTCTACAATTATGATGTATGAGGTAGCAGATAAATTTGATGATATGCTTGATGATTTGGCTGATTTGAAGAAGGGGTGAGGATATGGCACAGTATTGCAGATATTGTATTCATCTTCATGTCAATAATTATCCGTACTGCGACAAAAAGGGGAAGGCATTATCCGAATCAAGTTGCAAGAGGGTGAATAAATGCGAAGATTATACTTTTGCAGATTGTGAAGCAGAATATCAAGATGCATTCATGGAGCATACAAAGGGATATAGACCAAGAGAACCAAGGCAACCAAAGAAAAAGCAGTGTGACGGACAGATTAGTTTTGTTCACTAAATAGAAATTTGTAAAAGTAAATCAGCGGCACACTCACCGATCAAAGATATGTGCGCCGCTTCATCACCCGGGAGCATCATAACACAATATGACTTCTCGGGCAAGTACAAAAGGAGAAGCATATATGGATTTGAAGGACAGATTGAGAAATGAAATACTGTTGAAGATGCAGTATCACTTGGAACCGGTGCAAATGGATATGTTGGGCAATGTGCTTGTGCAGGTGCTTGCCGGGGTTGAGGTTGTGGAACTGCAAACACTTCCGGCAACAGTGGACAATACCAATGATTTTATACTGCAAATGTTTAGGCTGCGGAAGGCATCCAAATTGTCGGAACGAACAGTGGAGCAGTACCTTGATTCTGTGCAACGGCTGATATGTTCCGCAGACAAGCCTTTGACAAAGATAACCTGCATGGATGTTGAATTGTTCCTGAATAGCATAAAGGGAGAAAACAGCCCCACATCATTGAATAATCAACGCCGGAACTTGTCGGCATTCTTTACATGGATGCGCAAAAGCCAAATGATTGTTGAGAATCCTTGCGACAGCGTGGAACCGTACAAGGAAGTACAGAAGCCGATTGACCACATGGAGCCGGAAGAAATGGAACAGCTAAAGGGTGGATGTGAACATCCAAGAGACAGGGCATTAATAGAGTTTCTGCGTTGTACAGCGGTAAGAGTTGGCGAGTGTGTCAGCGTGAATATCTGCGATATAGATTGGCGCACCGGTGAGATTCAGGTATATGGAGAGAAAACACAGACCTTTCGCCCGGTTTACCTTGATTCTGTGGCATTGAAGTATATCAGTGCTTATGTGGAATACAGAGGACAGGCACAAAATAGCACGGAGCCGCTATTTGCTAGTGTAAAAGAAGGGCAGCATGAGAGACTTACCACAAGTGGCATCAGATCAACCCTAAAAGGCATCACGAACCGGGCAGACCTTAATCGCCGGGTTTATCCTCACCTTTTCAGAAAATCATGCGCCACCAACATGGTGAAAAGAGGGGCAAACACCACGGAAGCGGGCGATTACCTGGGGCATATTGATAGAACCACAGCAGGGAAGCATTACGCCTTCAAAAGCAAAGAGCATATCCATGATATATTCAGGCAGCACGTTGCGGCGGTGTGATGTGTACAACAAAGGGATAAAAGAGGAAAAAAGAGGAACAAAAAGGATTGAGTTCTGTGTACCAAGTGGTAAAATGGTATTATGAAATAATAATGATGTATAGAAGGCACTGTCTGGAATAGGGCGGTGCCTTTTGTCTTGCCCGTATGTGTGACTTTCTCCCATGCTTACGGGCTTTTGTGTGTTGAGGTATATATGACAAATATAGAGATTGTGAACAAGTTCATATCAGATTTACATAGGGCAGAACATAACGGTGGAACTGTACATATTCCAGAATGCATCATTGATTGGAAAGAACTTGAAGATGGTTCATACATTGTCATATTTGAAGAAAGCCCATATGCGAAGTTGAAAGAAGCCTTGAATGAATTTCTTGATGCTATTGCAAAGGAATTTCATTTGTATGAAGTATTGGATTGGATTGAAGCGAGAATCAGTAAATAAAACTATGAAAGGGGTGTTGCAGGATGGCAAAGTTGACAGCCAAACAGCAAAGATTCTGTGATGAATACCTGATAGACCTGAATGCAACACAGGCGGCTATTAGAGCAGGTTATTCGGCAAAGAATGCAGATAAGATTGGTTCTGAACTACTAGGCAAAACTAGGGTGGCAGAATATATCGAAGAAAGAAAAGCAGATAGAGTTAAGCGCACGGAAATCACGCAGGATATGGTGCTGAAGGAGTTGGCGAACATAGCATTCTCCAATGCAGCAGATTACGCAAGTGTAATTGAGAAGCAGGCAATGGTGGATGTAAATGGTGTGATGGTTCCAATGCATGATGCTGAAGGGAATCCTGTAATGTATAGAACCGTGGAACCGGTGCTGACAGAGAATTTGACCGAGGATCAGCAAAAGGTACTGGCTGTCATTAAGAAGGGCAGAGATGGATTTGAGGTGAAGCCCCATGACAAAGTAAGGGCATTGGAGTTATTGGGCAAACATCTTGGTATGTGGACAGATAAGGTGGTAGTGGAAGGCAAGAGCAAAAGTCCTTATGACGAATTGAGCGTGGAAGAATTAAAGGCTTTAGCGGAAATGTGTGAAGCTGATGAAAAAGCCTGATTTATTAGAGATAAAGAAATCCCTTGCGAGAAAGGATTTTTGGCAGTATTGCAAATTCACATCACCTGATTTTTATTCCGAAGATAGAAAGTTCCTGAAGGACTTGGCAGAAAAGCTTCAGTGGTTTGTGGAAGAAGCTGAAGAACAGATTATGGTGGTGAATATACCACCGAGACACGGGAAGTCAAGAACGGCAACCAAGCTTGTTCAGTGGCTGTTTGGTAAATTCGGCACCGGCATTAAGGTTATGACCGGATCATACAATGAAACGCTGTCAGGAACCTTTGCAAAGCAAGTCCGGGATTGCATAGCGGAGCAGCCCACCCTGGGTGTTACAGTGTACAACGATATATTCCCGGACACCAAAATCAAATATGGTGAAGCTGCGGCATCCAAATGGGCATTAGAAGGAAGTCAGCAGGCAAATTATCTTGCTACATCCCCGACAGGTACGGCAACGGGCTTCGGCTGTAACATAATGATTATTGATGACTTGATTAAGAATGCAGAAGAAGCGTACAATGCGAATCGGTTGCAGCAATTAATCACATGGTTTACAGATACGATGCTTTCCAGAACAGAGAATGGCTTCAAAGTTATAATCATTATGACCAGGTGGAGTAATGATGATTTGGCAGGCTTCGTGTTAGCGAATTATGACAGTGTGGTGCATATCAGCTACAAAGCAGTAAATGAAGATGGCACAATGCTTTGTCCAGAGATTCTTTCCAAGGCTGATTTTGAGTTAAAGACAAAGAACATGAACAAAGATATTGTTGAAGCCAATTACAATCAGGAACCCTTGGATGCGAAGGGCAGATTGTACACCAAAATCAAGACCTACACGGATATTCCAAGGGATGACAATGGCGATCCTTTATTCAGGTATATATTGAACTATACAGACACTGCCGATGAAGGCAGTGATTTTTTGTGTTCAATTTGCTATGGGATGTATAACGATGAATACTACATTTTGGATGTGTACTATACCAAGGATGCAATGGAAACCACCGAGCCGGAAACAGCAAAGATGCTGACAAGGAACAATGTTGGATGCGCAATTATAGAATCCAATAATGGTGGTAGAGGATTTGCACGAAATGTGGAAAGAGAATGCAAGGAACTTGGAAACAGACACACCAACATTAAGTGGTTCCATCAATCCAAAAATAAGATTGCAAGAATCCTTTCCAATAGCACATCTGTTATGAACAATGTGTATTTCCCGGTGAATTGGGAAGATAGGTTCCCGGACTTTGCGAAGGCTATTAAGAAATACCAAAAAGAAGGTAAGAATGAACATGACGATGCCCCGGATGCGCTGACAGGTGTATATGAGAATCCAAAACCATTGGGGCAGTGGCTTGTATAGAAAGGCAGGAAGGAATGCTGAAAAGGTTATTTGAGAGAATCAGAGATAAGTATTTTGATTATGTCATTGTAGGTGATTATCTTGACCATATAGGCGGCAATCGCTACCGGGTGAAGTACATCAAGAAATGGTATCTGAAGGGTAAGAAAAGCACCTAAACAGAGCATATACGGAAGGAAAAGAAAATGGAATTTACAATAAGACAAAGAAGAATTCAATGCACAAACGAAGAATTGATAGGTGATAATGCAGACTATGAAGCATCATTCTCTTTTGATTCCGAATGGGATGGATGCATTAAAACTGCACGATTCATTCATGGTGGAAGATATGCTGAAAGGGTGCTTACTGATGATAAATGTATCATCCCGGTTGAAGTGCTGAAACAAGGCTTCCTGAAGGTTGGTGTGTACAGTGCGGAAATGACAACCACATATTGTGAAGTGTATATCAGGGCATCCATAAAGGAAACAACAGGCACCACAGCAGAACCGACACCTGATGTATACGCACAAATCATTAAAAGGATTGAGGATATGGAAACAGGCGGTGTGTCGGATGAACAGATTGCCAAAGCGGTTGAAGATTATCTTGCCGAGAATCCCATCGGTGCAATTGACGAAGCTGTTATTGCCGAAGCTGTGAATGATTACATGAAAGAAAACCCGATTGAAGATAGTCTTAGTGGCAAACGCATTATTTGCGTTGGTGATAGCATCTGTGAAGGTGTTGGAGCGAACAACCAACCTTATGCATATTGGATTCAACAGTGGCATCCTACGGCAGAGGTTATTAATCTTGGTGTGGGCGGCATGACAATTGCACAAAAGGATAGTTCCATCACAAATGCAATGCCCGTGAGAATTGCAAGCGGTGAATTTGAAGCATATGAGAATATTGACATTGTAGTACTTGAAGGCGGCATTAATGATCTGATGAACAATGTGAAGCTTGGTTATATCCAGAAATCATATGGCATCACTAAGTACAACACATTTTGCCGTGGTATGGAATATATGTTCAATTACTTCAAGGGATTATACCCGAATGCCAGAATGATATTTATGTCCACTCATAATGTTACTGCTTACGATTACAACAAAGGGCAGGCATGGTGGGGTGCAGCTTCTGAAATCTGTGCAAAATGGGGCGTTGAGTTTCTTGATTTGTTTGGTCTTATTTGTACTGCGAAGGTTGCAGGGTTGCAACTCCATCCTGATTATGCGGTACATAGAGATTATTATGCTAAGTATTTGAACATGGCACTTACTTCTGATACACCACTCGCAGGAGCAAAGACCACGAATTATTATAAGCATAATGTTCCCATGTTGTTGCAGTATTACAGCGGTACAAAGACATTTTCGGTTGGGGATAGCGTAAGTACTTCTGATTGGCGCATCAATATGGTTAGGGGTGATTTGACAACCTATGTGAACGTGTCTGCATCTGTAACCTATGATATGTCAGATGTTGATACAAAAACTCCGGGTGTATATCCGGTTCATGTGGCATACACAGAAGATGGCATCACTATTTCCACGGATGTAAATGTGACTATTGAGAGTGCAGGCGAAACAACTAAGGTATTGGATAGCATATCAGCAACAAAGACCAAGACAGAGTTTGTTGTAGGTGATGTTGTGAATACGGATGATATTGTGGTTAAGGCACACTATACGGATGGCACGGATGCGGATGTTACAAGCAATGCGAACATTGATACATCCAATGCCAACATGACAGCATCTGGGGAATATAATATTGCAATTTCGTACACCGAAGAAAATGTGACCAAGACAGTGCAGATTCAAATTAGTGTAGTTGAAGAATCTGGTGGTGATATCCCAGATGTTCCTGATACTCCCGATGAAACCACATGGGAAGATACAACAACCATAGATAGGGCGTGGAATACAAATGGGGGCGTATTTAGTAATACGACCATAACGGAAAGGTATACAGAGGGAGCAACCTACAATATTTCGTGCAAATTGATGGTTGAAAGCGATTCGGCAACAAGTGGACAAGTTATCTTGCGTATGAGTGGCATAACGCATGACCTTGGAACTATTGCTTTTGGTGAGACAATTGAAGTCAATGCACAAATGAAAGCCAATACAGGTTGGACATTAGGAAATATGCAACCTAGTGTATATACCACTAGCGGAAGCGGATTCCCTTGGACAGCATATATTAAAGATTTTGCAATTACTTCTGTGTAATAGAGGTTTTAATAGAAAGGCGGTGTGGAAGTGCTGACAACAGACGAAATAAAGCAATTCATTCAGGATGATGCAGCATCCGAAAAAAAGACCTTTGCCAAGAAAGGACAGGCATATTATGACGGAGACCACGATATTCGTGATACCCGTCTTTTTTATTACAATGCAGATGGAAACCTTGTAGAAGATACAAGCCGAAGCAATGTGAAAATTTCGCATCCCTTCTTCACTGAATTGGTGGATCAGGCGGTGCAGTATATTCTTTCCGGGGAAGATGGTTTTATCAAATCCGATTTGCCCGAACTGCAAACATACCTGGATGCATATTTCAATGAGAATGAGGACTTCATTGCAGAGTTGTCCGAAGTTCTGACCGGTTGCATGGCGAAGGGTTATGAATATATGTTTGCATATAAGAATGAGGATGACAAGATTGCATTCCAATGTGCAGATTCCATCGGTGTTGTTGAGGTACGAGCCAAGGACACTGACGATGGATGCGAGTATGTGATTTATTGGTATGTTGACCGTATAGAAAAGGGCAGGAAGCAAATCAAACGCATTCAGGTATGGGATAGTGAGCAGGTATATTATTATGTGCAGGATGGAGAAGGGAACATTGAACCAGATCCATCCGAGACTATCAATCCCAAGCCGCACACGCTGTATCAGCAGGAAGGTGACGATGCCACATATTATGAAGGTTTTGGTTTCATCCCTTTCTTCCGGTTGGACAATAACAAGAAGCAGCATTCCGGTCTGAAAACCGTGAAAGATTTGATTGACGATTACGATATTGTGAATTGCGGTTTGTCAAATAACCTGGCAGATTTCGATATGCCCATCCATGTTGTGAAGGGATTCAAGGGGGATGATTTGACCGAACTGCAAACGAACCTGAAAACCAAGAAGATTATCGGTGTGGATGAAGAAGGCGGTGTGGAAGTTCACACAGTTGAAATCCCTTATCAGGCAAGATTGACCAAGCTGCAAGAGGATGAAAAGAACGTGTATCGTTTTGGTATGGGCTTGAATACATCCGGGCTGAAAGATACCAATGCAACCACTAACATTGCAATCAAGGCAGCATATTCGCTGTTGGATTTGAAGTGTGGCAAGTTGGAAATCCGCTTGAAGCAGTTTCTGCGGAAGATTATCCAGGTGGTGCTTGATGAAATCAATGCTGTGGACGGCACAGATTATCGGAAAGAGCAGGTGTATTTCAATTTTGAGCATGAAATTATGTCCAATGCCCAGGAGAATGCACAGATTAAGCTGACAGAAGCACAGACACGGCAGGCAGAAATCGCAACATTGCTGAATGCGGCGGCGCACCTGGACAATGAAACTTTGATGCAACTTATTTGTGAGCAGCTTGATATTGATTATGACGAAATAAAGGACAAGCTTCCCGATCCTGACGAAGCAGAGAATGCATTGAACGATGCGCAGGGCGGCTTGGATAGTGTGGTGGTAGAGGATGAACCACCTATTGAAACTACTGTATAATTATGGTAAAATAATATTGCACGGATAGGGTAGCTACCGACAAAGCAGGAAAACCCACCTGCCTTCCGTGCTTACAATTTGGGTGTTGCCGAAAGGGTAAAGGTGACAATATGGAAGAAGTATGGAAAGATGTTGTCGGATATGAGGGGCTATACCAGGTGAGCAATTTGGGACGGGTTAAGAGCCTGCCAAAGTATTGCGGTGTAAGGTGGGATAATGGCAGAATACTCAAACCATTTATAAATAAAGATGGGTATTTGTTGGTAACATTATCATTCAACAACAAAATGAAGCATTTCCAAGTGCATAGGCTTGTTGCTGAAGCTTTTATTCCGAATCTGAGTAATTTGCCGTGTATCAATCATAAGGATTTATGCGTTTCAAATAATTTTGAAGGAAATTTGGAATGGTGTTCTATCACCTATAACAACAATTATGAAGGCAGAGCAAAGAAAGCCGCAGAAAAGAATTTAAAGCCTATTCTTCAATATGATTTAGAAGGTAATTTCATAAAGGAATGGGCAGGCGGTTCTATAATCAAACAAGAATTAGGTTACAATCCTACACACATATATTCGTGCTGTACGGGGAAAAGGAAAACTTCAAGGGGTTATATATGGAGATTCAAGGAAGCTGAATAGGCTTCCTTTTTTGATGCCTGAAGGCAGGTGGTAAAGTGAGAAAATATGAAAAAGAGGTTCAGCAGGCTTATCTTGATAATGAAAAAGCTGTTCTGAAGAAACTTGAAGAACATTACCAGGATGCGCTTGATGAAATAAATTCTAAAATTGAATTATTGATGGCACGGCAGGATGCAGATATGAGCCATGTTATATATCAAGTACAATATCAGCAATCTTTGAAGAAGCAGGTGAAAGCGATCCTTGAAACCTTGCATTCTAATGAATTTCAAACTGTGTCCGAGTATTTGACCAAAAGCTATGACGAAGGATTCCTTGGGGCAATGTATTCTTTGCAGAAGCAGGGTATTCCATTGGTGTTTCCTATTGACCAAAGGCAGGTGATTGCGGCAGTGCAGCATGAAACAAAGCTGTCGCAGAATCTGTACACCACATTGGGTAAGGATATAACGGACTTGCAGAAGAAGATTGCAGGGGAAATCACCAGGGGAATCGCAGGTGGTCAGATGTATTCAGAGATTGCCCGGAATGTTTCAAATTGGGCGAGAATCCCCAGGAATAACGCCATGCGGATTGCCCGGACAGAAGCGCACCGGATTCAGAGCAAAGCAACAGCAGATGCCCAATTCAAGGCAAAGGAAAAGGGTGCTGATGTGGTAAAGCAATGGGATTCCTCATTGGATAAGAGAACCCGAAAGAGCCACAGGGAACTTGACGGGCAAATCCGGGAATTGGAAGAACCCTTTGAGGTAAACGGGCATAAGGCAATGCATCCTGGCGGTTTTGGCGTTGCCAAGGAAGATATAAATTGCCGATGCGCTATATTGCAACGGGCAAGATGGAACCTGGGCAGTGATTACACCAAATGGTCAGCGGACGCGCCCATTGTCATTGATGATGATGGCACCACGCAATTTACCATTATTGAAGCCAAGAATTATGAATCATTCAAGAAGCAGTACACCCAGGCAACAGATGGATTCAAGGAATATAGAACTATTGGAAATATATTTGACTTGGCTGACAGAAAAACACTTAAAGAAACCGTGGAAAAAATGCCACAAAAAGTGCAGGAAGCTATTAAGAATGTTCGTGTAAAAGTCGATAGTGATAGAGGAAGTGGTTTTGATGTTGATACAGGTATAATACACTTGGCAAAAGGAGCATCAGAAAAACAGATAGCACATGAAGTTGGGCATTGTATTGAAAAGAAGCTGTTTGACAAGGAAGTGGTGGATAGCTTTAAAAGGAACATCACGGATGGTCTCGGTAAGGCTGATGTTAAGAAGGTTCGTGCAACGGATAGCCAAGGGAATGTGGCTGAAATCTTTATTATTAAGTCGGACAGATTTATCAATGGTTATCAATCACGCATTTATTCTGACACATTCAGTGGTTGTTTTGATGCGGATGGGAATATTGACATTGACAAAATGGATGAATTTGTATCTGTTGCTTTTCAGTATTATATAACCAATGCCAAGACAATGAAAAAACACTTTCCGGATATGTACAACATGGTAAGAAAGGTGGTTGACAAATGATAAATGGGTTTCATTCCGATCTCCCTATGATAGAAGAGAACGAAGAAATCTTTCATTCCATCCTTGATGAAGATGATGGAGAGGAGAACCAAAAAGAAGAGGTAAAAGAGCATCCTGAAAAATAGGGTGCTTTTTTAATGCAAAAATTTATATCAAGGCATTAAGGGTGGTCAATATAGGCTGCCCTTTTTATATGCAAAAAATAAGAAAGAGAGGAAGAAAAGATGGATATTTCTACAATGGGAACTTGTTTGGCAATCGTGGTCATCACCTATTTGATTGGTGCCGGTGCAAAGGCAACCACGAAGATTAAGGATGAATGGATTCCTGTGATTGTCGGTGTTGCAGGTGGCATCCTTGGTGTTGTCGGAATGTTTGTGATTCCCGACTTCCCTGCACAGGATGTTCTGAATGCAGTGGCTGTTGGTATTGTGTCCGGTTTGGCATCCACAGGTGTGAACCAGGCATACAAGCAGTTGAAGGGATAAGGTGAAGCACATGGAACTGAAGATAATTGATGTATCAAAGCATCAGGGCGTGATTGATTGGGAAACCGTCAAGGATCATGTGGACGGTGTAATCATCCGCTGCGGATATGGCAGAGATATGACTTCCCAGGATGATGAATACTTTGTGCGGAATGTTGAAGCCTGCATTAAGTATGGCATTCCTTTTGGTGTGTATATTTACTCTTATGCCAAGACAATTGAAGCGGCAAAGAGTGAAGCAGCCCATGTATTGCGGTTGCTTGCACCTTACAAGGACAAGATTTCATTCCCGGTATTCTATGACCTGGAAGAAGCAGGCACCGAAAACGGAGCAGTGGAAAGAGCCATTGTATTTGGTGACATTATCGAAGCTGCCGGTTATTGGTGCGGCATTTATGCAAATGAATGGTGGTGGAGTACCTTCTTGAAGGACAAGTTGGAACGCTTCACCAAATGGGTTGCAAAGTACAGCGGCAAGCCCACCAAGATTCACGGCACTTATGATATGTGGCAGTATTCTTCCAAGGGTTCTGTTCCCGGTATCAGGGGCAATGTTGATATGAATATCTGTTATCGGGATTTCCCGGCAGAAATCAAGAAGCCCGTCAAGGAAGAAGTGAAAGAAACTGAAACAGAAAGCGAAGTGGAAGAAATGATTGTAATTCATGCTTACTCAAAAGCGAAGGATGGTGACAAGAAACTGTCTGCAAACTTCAAGGTTAAGGAATTTGCATCAACAGATGGCACTGATCCGATATTTATTGCACCTAAATTGGTGGAAGTTTTGCAGGCTATTCGCAACCACTTTGGAAAGGCTGTGACAATCAACAGCGGCTTCCGCACAGCGGCAAGGAATAAGGCTGTGGGCGGTGCTACATACTCACAGCATCAGTATGGCACGGCGGCTGATATTAAGGTAAGCGGTGTAAAGCCCAAAGAGGTTGCCGCATATGCCGAAAAGCTGATGCCCAATAGTGGCGGCATTGGCATCTACTCAAATTTCACTCATATTGATGTGAGAAAGAAGAAGTCACGTTGGAACGGTTAAAAAGTATATAAAGGCATCCATCCGGGTGCCTTTTTATATGCCCTGAAGGTGGCATTTATACCTTCAAATATGCCCTGTCGCATGGCATTAAAACTAGGCTTGTCAGTGGATGATACCACGATTAAAAACAACGGCAAAGAAAGGAAAATGATATGGAATTTTTGAAAGAAATCTTGGGTGAAGAACTTTATGCACAGTTTGCAAGCAAAGTCAATGAGTACAACGGCAACGAAGCAAATCAGGGTAAGCAAGTGAAAGTTGCAAATCTTGGTTCCGGTGAGTATGTGGGCAAGGGCAAGTATGATGCCCTGGATGCAGCACTGAAGGGCAAGGAAACCGAGTTGGCAACAGCCAATGGTCTGATTGAGCAGTTGAAGCAGGGTACCAAGGGCAATGAGGAATTGCAGGGTAAAATCACGCAGTATGAAAGCACTGTTTCTGATCTTCAGGCGAAGCTTGATGAAACTGAAAGAAAGTATGCTTTTGACCTTCTGTTGATGGATTCTGGCGTAACAGACAAGGACGAAAGGGAGTTCTTGGCGTATAAGTACGCAAGCAAGCTTACAGAGGAAGGAAAAACCCTGGAACTTGATGAAAACAAGCATATCAAAGGTGCTGAAGGGATTGTTGAGAGTTTGAAAACAATGCGCCCTAAAGCATTTGAAACAGCCGCAGCAGGTGCAAAGAAGGTGCTTGGTGATGGCAGACTTCCTGAAAGCGATGGAAGGCAATTGTCTGTGACCCGTGAGGAATTCCTGAAGATGGGTTACAACGAAAGATTGGCATTGAAAACCGAAAACGAGCAACTGTATAAGCAGTTGACAGCAAAAAATTAAAAAAAGAGAGGTAAAGAAAAATGGCTAGAACAGGTAATTTTGGCGGTTTTGTATTTGATGAAGAAGTATTTGCGGATATGATGCAGGAGCAGGACTTTTGGCGCAATGAGATTGCGGCATCCGGCATTGTTCAGCAGGACAGCACCATCATGGACTTGATTGGTAGCAAGGGTAATGTGGCAACCATTCCCATCTATAAGCCCTTGAACGTTCACGATGAAAACATGGCAGCACTTAACAATGATGGTATGACTAACAACGTACCCGTTGAAATTTCTGGTGACAAGCAGACCTGTATGTTGATTCAGAGAATGAAGGCATTCCAGGCAAAGGATTTCACCAAGGAGTTGACAGGTGCCGATCCTCTTGGTCTTATCAAGAGCAAGATTGCAAACTATTATACCCAGGTTTGGGAAGTGGAGTTGATGAACATTGCAAACGCAATTCTTGGCGTTGCAGCTTTGTCCGACCATATCACCGACCTTTCTATAACTACAGGAACTGTGGGTGATGCAAATATGATTGATGAAACCACCATGATTGATGCAGAGCAGGCAGCCCTTGGCGATATGGCAGGTGGTCTTGGTCTTGCAATCATGCATTCCAAGATTTTTGCGAAGTATAAGAAGTTGGGCTTGGTAGAGTACGGCAAGTACACTATCGGCAATGTGCTTAGACAGGATATTGAGTTGCCTACCATCAATGGCAAGATTCCTTTGGTAACTGATTATTACACTGTTGACACTTCCGTGTCCGGTTTCCCTGTGTTCAAGACCTATCTGTTTGGTGAAGGTGCATTCCTTTCCGCAGATAAGAAGAACTATGAGAAGCAGTATACCACCGATTATGATCCCGAGACTTCCGCAGGTACTGACAAGTTCTATACCAAGCAGGGCAGAGTGTTGCATCCTAATGGATTGTCCTTGGCAGTGGACAACATTGCGAAGGAATCTCCTACCCAGGCAGAACTTGGTGCCGCTGATAACTGGTCTTTGAAGTTCAATCACAAGAACGTGAAGATGGGCTTGATTAAGACTAACGGCTAAGAGGGGTGAAGGCGCATGAACAGATTTATTATCGTTGATGGGCTGCCTTATTTGTATGCTGACAACAAGGTGTTTGCTGTCAGATGGGATGATAAAGGATTCACAGTGGGGAATGAAGTCAAGATGGATGCCATTCCCCATCCTTTGTATTCCGAATTGTCCATCAAGGCAAAATGCCGTGTACTTGACAGCATAGGTGCGGAGCAGCCGAAAGCAACAGGCAGAAAAAAGAAAACTGCCGTAGAATAGGCGGTGCAATATGATTATTTCTGTTAGTGAAGCAAAAAAATACATCACAACCACTTTGGATGATACAGTGCTTGAAGCAATGCTTCAGGCGCTTGAATCCTTGGTGCGTAAACACACCAATAACAACTTCCAGAAGCGCAACATCCGGGTGTGCTGCCCGGTAATGGCACAGAAGTTGTATTTGTCAACAAATATGCTTCGGGTAGGTGACACAGTGCAGATTTCCGAATCCATCTACAATGACGGTGTGTATACCATCAAGGAAATGGACGGGGAATTCGTGGAACTGAATGAAGTGTTGCTTGATGAATCAATGGTGATGGTGACAAAGGTGGAATACCCGATTGATGTGCAGATGGGCGTGTTGAATATGCTCAAATGGGATTTGGAAAACCGAGACAAGGTTGGCATCCAATCTGAAACGATTTCCAGGCATTCTGTGACCTATTTCAACATGGATGGGGATAATTCCACTATGGGTTATCCGAAGTCATTGTTGGGCTTCCTGAAGCCCTACATGAAGGCGAGATTTTAAGGGGGTGCTTGAATGATTGGCGGCAATATTAAAGCGGAAATTCAGACAAGCACCACCACCAAGAATGCAATCGGTGAAGCGGTGCAGGAATGGAAAACGGTGCAGAGCATCCTGGGATTCCTTGACCTTCAGGCAGGAGATTCCAAATATACCACCTTCAATGCGAAGATGCAGGAATCCACCCATATTTTCATTGCAGACTATGTTCCCTTGGATGCTTCCATAAAGGCTGAAAACAGCCGAATGGTGATCGATGGCAACAGATATGATGTGATGCTGATTGATGATCCGATGGGATTGCATAAGCATCTTGAAATCTATCTGAAGTTTACAGGGGGGCAGTGATATGCCGGTACAGTTTACGGATAACAGCGTGAGAGTGAAGGAAGCAATGGAAAAGGCGGCTATCGGCTATCTGCATGAAGCGGCAGGTGAAATCGAAGCACAGACCAAACGCAACAGCAGAGTGGGAAGAACCGGGCAGACCAAAAACGCCTGGACATATCGTGTTGACGAAGGCAAGTTGGAAGCTACCGTGGGAAATCCACTTGAAAATGCGATTTGGGAAGAATTCGGAACCGGTGAATATGCCCTTCGTGGTGATGGACGGAAAGGCGGTTGGTACTACAAGGACGAAGAAACCGGCAAGTGGCACCATACCTTTGGTAAGACACCAAACCGGGCTTTCCACAGTGCCTTCATATCCCTGAAATCTGCACTGATTAGAAGGGCGCAGCAAGTGATGAAAGGATTGGGCAAATGAGCATTGCAGCATTGAAAATCATATCCGGCAGCCTGCAATCCCTTGGAATCAATTATGAATTCGGTGTGTGGACTTCCAAAGCGGCATATCCGTATTGGGTAGGTGAGTACCAGGAAACACCACCATTGAATGAAGATGGAATGCAGGAAACCACCTTTATCCTGTCGGGATTTACCCGTGGGAAGTGGTTGGAGTTGGAAGAAGAAAAAGAAAAGATTGAAAACCACTTCAATAAAGTGGGCGGCATGACAGCCATTGCGGACAACGGTTCTGCTGTGGCTGTTTTTTATGAAAACAGTTTGGTCATTCCCACCGGGGATGCGGAACTGAAGAAGATACAAGTAAACCTATCAATTAAAGAATGGAGTGTGAAGTAAATGGCATACGAAGAATTGAAGTCAAGCGGTATCACCGCAGAAACACCGCAGAACATCATGCTTGGTGCAGGTACCATCCACAAGGGTTTTACCTTGACAGATGGCAAGTGGAATTTTGAGGAATCCCTGATTGGCGCAACTTCCGGCGGTTCCAAGTTCAGCATTGTGCCTGAATTCATGGATATTGAAGTGGATGGCGCATTGGTAGCTGTTAAGGGCTTGAAGCAGAAGGTTGGCGAAACTGCAAAAATGGAAGTGAACTTTGTGGAGATGTCACCCGAACTGCTGAAGATGTGCGTTGTTGGTGATGCAGCAGCATCCACCGATTATGAGGGCTACACCGAAATCACATCCCGTGCGAGAATCCAGGAGAGTGATTATATCACCAACCTTGCCTATGTTGGCAAGAAAACTGATGGTACACCCATCATTATTATCTTTGAGAATGCGATCTGCACTTCCGGTTTGGAAGTAGAAGGCAAGAACAAGGAAGCAGGCGTGTTCGCCGGTACCTTTGAGTGCGTTGCAGACATCAGCCCTGAAGCTGATACCCTGCCTTGGCGCATTTTGTACCCTACACCTAATGCATAATTTTTGAGAAGGAGATTGAACAATGGAGAATACAGAAAAAAAATATGAATTAAGACCTTTGGTCGCATCCGATATGGGTGCGATCTGTAAAGTTATCACGGCAATTGGAATTCGACAGTTTAAGGAATGCTTCAAGCTTGAAGATTTTGAAGGCAAGGATGCGCAGGCTGTTGGCTTCGGTGTAGTAATCGACATTGCAGGCGTTATCATTTCCAATTTCCCCAGGGCAGAGGATGAAATTCAGACATTCCTGGCAAGCGTGTCAGGTATGAAGGTGTCCGAGATTAAGAAGCTTTCCCTGGCAGACTATGGCGAAATGATTATGGATGTGGTAATGAAAGAGGATTTCAGAGATTTTTTCGGACGTGTAATGAAGTTGTTCAATCGGTAGGTTATATCAAATTTGTGGACTTGCTTGCCCAACGGTATGCAAGTCCATTTTTGGTATTAGATGAATTTATTCGGTTGCGACAGCTTCACGAATTCACAACAGAGATTCTAAATGCCATTGCTGATGAAAAGGTGCATGATGCCCGGTGGCAGTATTATCTGCATAAGGTATTTGATAAATCCTTCGCAGATTATGTGCGTAGTTGTGAGGATGCCCAGGTTGCGGATCAGGGCATGACACACAAGGAAATCGGCAATGTAATAAATGAATCGAAGAAGATGTTGGAAGGCTTCGTGCCTTAGAGGTAACGCTTATGGAATTGTTCAGGTTGCTTGGTTCAATAGCAATAGACAATACAGAAGCGAACACCGCATTGAATGAAACATCACAAAATGCAAGGGATTCTGCCGATGAAACAGAATCGGCATTCTCAAAGATTGGTGGTGCCGCCAAAACTATTGCTTTAGGCATCGGGGCGGCAGGCTTGGCAATCGGTGGTGCATTTATTAGTGCGGTAGAAGGTACAAGAGAGTATAGGGAGCAGATGGGGCTATTGGATGCGGCATTTCAAACTGCCGGGCATAGTTCCGAAGCTGCCAAACAGACATATTCAGAATTGAATGCTGTTCTTGGTGACAGTGGGCAAGCAGTGGAAGCATCACAGCACCTGGCGAAGTTGGTGGACAATGAAAAAGACCTGCAAACCTGGACAAATATCTGTACAGGCGTATATGCCACATTCGGTGAATCCCTGCCAATCGAAGGATTGACGGAAGCAGCGAATGAAACGGCAAAGACCGGCATCTTGACCGGTGGGCTGACAGATGCCCTGAATTGGGCAGGAATCAGTGAAGAAAGCTTCCAGGCGAAATTAGATGCCTGCACGAATGAACAACAGCGGCAAAAGCTGATTATGGACACATTGAACAGCACATACAAGGATGCATCTGCACAGTATCAGGCAACAAACCAGGATGTGATTGCATCCCGGCAGGCACAGGAAAGATTGTCAGATGCTATGGCAAGGGTTGGTGCTGTCGGTGAACCGATTATGACAGCAATCAAAAATGCCATTGCAAGCATGGCAGAAAGTGCGGTGCCAAAAATTGAATCGTTGATAGCCAAATTCCGTGACGGTATAACGTGGATCAAGAAGAACCAAACCACAGTGAAGGCATGGATTGCGGTTATCATTGCAGCAACAACAGCAATAGGTGCTTTTATTCTGATAATCAGTTGGTCAAAGATTATGACCAAGGCAGCAAATGCCCTGAAGGTTGTTAGAACAGCTATGTTGGCAATGAATGCAGCTATGTTGGCAAATCCTATTGGTTTGGTTGTAGCTTTAATTGCAGGGCTTGTGGCGGCGTTTCTGTATCTATGGAAGAATGTGAAGCCCTTCAGACAATTTTGGATTGATTTGTGGAATAAAATGAAATCGGCAACTTCGGGTGCCGTGAAATGGATTTCCGGCAAATTCAATGACCTAAAATCTTCCCTGAATAGTGCCAAGGCAAAGTTCGGGGAAATACAGAAAACCATATCTGACAAAATGAAATCAGCGCAGAATGCGGTAAAAAGTGCCATTGATAAAATCAAGGGCTTTTTCAAATTCAAGTGGTCATTGCCGAAACTGAAAATGCCGAGTATTGGCATCAAGGGCAAGTTTGGTATTGATCCACCATCCGTGCCGAAGTTTTCAATCAAATGGAATGCAGAAGGTGGTATTCTTGACAATCCGACCATATTCGGAATGATGGGCAATACATTCCTTGGCGGCGGTGAAGCAGGAAAGGAAGCCATTGCACCGATTGATGTGTTGCAGGACTATGTGAGACAGGCTGCCAATGAAAACAATGCATTGGTATTGGATGCGCTGACAGTAAGATTAAACAAAATAATAGAACTATTGGAACAGTTGCTTGGAATGGAAATCTGCCTGGACAGCGGCGTATTGGTGGGCGAATTGACACCTGCCATTGATGCAAGGCTTGGGAAGATGTATTCCAGGACAAGCAGAGGAAACACACGATAAACGCACGGAAACACACCCGTGTGTTTTTTTAATGAACAAAAGAGGGGGTGAACCCTTATGGAACTTTTTAAATTGCTTGGTACCATTGCCATTGACAATTCCGGGGCGAATAATGCCATTGATGATACCACAGGCAAGGCATCAAAAGCTGAAGGCACTATGTCCAAGGCATTCAAAAAGATTGGAACAGCGGTTGTTGCGGCATTTGCTATTGAAAAGGTTGTAAGCTTCGGAAAAGCCTGTGTGGAAGCGGCGGCATCTGTTAAGGCTGCCAATTCGCAGTTTGAACAGACCTTTGGTGAATTGCAAGACCAGGCAACAGCAGCCATTGACCGGGTGGCAGAATCAAGCAATATTCTTGATACCCGATTAAGGGGTGTTGGTACATCAATTTATGCATTCGCAAAAACCACAGGTATGGAAAGTGCGGATGCATTGGGAATGATGGAAAGGGCATTGAAGGTGACAGCCGACAATGCCGCATATTATGACAGAAGCCTTGAAGATACTTCTGAAAGCCTGAAATCTTTCCTGAAGGGCAATTATGAAAATGATGCTGCCCTTGGTTTATCGTGTACGGAAACCACCAGGAATGCAGCAGCAAATGAATTGTATGGAAAGTCATTTAAAGACCTTTCTGAAGCACAAAAGCAGCTTACCTTATTGAAGATGGTTGAAGATGCAAATGCCTTGTCAGGTGCAATGGGGCAGGCGGCAAGAGAAGGAAGCGGTTGGGAAAATGTAACCGGAAACCTGAAGGAATCCTGGACGCAGTTTCAAGCAGTTATCGGCGCACCTATTTTGGAAGCTATTGTACCAATCGTGCAAGGGATAACCAATGTGATTGTTTTCTTGACAGATAAGGTGAAAAATGCTTCAAGCATCATTGCAACAAACTTTCCTGAATTGGTGCAGTTTTTTCAGGAAGTGTCAAACGGATTCCGAGACACCTGGGAAAACCATCTGAAGCCCGTATTTGAAGCCATTGGAAATTTCCTGAATACTACCCTGAAACCTGCCTTTGAGTTTGTTTTCGGAACAATAATTCAGCCATTAGTGGACAATGTTTTTGGTTTTATTGTTCGGTTATGGAACGATACCCTGAAGCCTGTATTTGATGGTATTTGCGATTTTATAACAGGCGTGTTCACCGGTGATTGGCAAAAAATGGGTGACGGCATAATGGGAATCCTTGGCGGTTTGTGGGATGGTATAGTGAATATTTTTAGTTCGGTTGGAAACTTTTTGAGTGATAGCTTTGGAAAAATCAAGGATTGTGCAAGTAAAAATTGGTCTGAAATTGCTGATAATACAAAAAAAGCATGGTCAGTTGTGAAGGAAGTTGCCACTGAAAAAATGTCGGAAGCGAAAGCAGCCATTGAAAAACATGGTGGCGGCATCAAGGGCTTCTTTGGGGCTATGGGTGAAACAGTAAAAAAGAATTGGACAGATGCATTCACCAAAATGAATGAAGCGAGTGGTGGAAAACTAGGCGAAATGCTTTCATCAGCAAGAAACAAGTTGACGGATATAAAAAATGCTTTTTCAGAAAAGCTTAGTGCCGCAAAAGATACTGTTGGAAATGCAATTGGAAAAATCAAAGACTTCTTCAAATTTGAATGGAGCCTACCGAAACTTAAAATGCCGCACTTCAACATCAGCGGTGAATTTAGCCTGAATCCTTTGTCTGTTCCTTCCTTTGGAATTGATTGGTATGCAAAGGCAATGGATGATCCTATGATTATGGATTCACCCACAGCATTCGGCATCAATTCCCTGGGGCAGCTTATGGCAGGCGGCGAAGCAGGCAGTGAAGTGGTGAGTGGCACTGATACACTGATGAATATGATTTCAAATTCGGTGGCAAGTCAGAACCGGGGATTGATAGAAGTGCTTTACAAAATCCTTGATGCCATTCTTGCCATGGATGAAAACATGGGCGGCAATCTGCGTGAAGCATTGGATGGTACTGCATTCAGTGTCAATAACCGTGAATTTGCACGGCTTGTAAAGGCGGTGAACTAATGATAGAACAGGTGAGATACACCAACCACCGGAATGAAGTGTTGGAATTTGGCAAAGATAAGCTGTTTGTCAACGAAAATGACCTGCACAATTTTGCGTGGACGGTAACAAGCAAAAATGATAGAATATCAGGTTTCAAAAAGGGGATAGTTTCAAAGACTATCCCTATTATTTTGAAATGCGATTCAGAAGAAGAAGGGCTTGCCCTTCGCAATAAGCTGTTTGAAGTGATGGAGAAGGATGTATTGGCTGTGAAGCATGGCACCCTTTCCATTGGTGACTATTATCTGAAGTGTTATGTAACAGAATCGAAGAAGTCAGAATATCTTCTGGACAAGGGGTATATGCGTGTGACATTGAAGGTGTCAACAGACTTCCCTTATTGGATTAGAGAAACCATGACAACTTTCGGCTATGGTATAGGGAACGTGGGAACCAATCTTGACTTCAACAGGGATTTCCCTTCGGATTATTCATCAAACCTACTTGGTAAGCCATTAAATAACACAGGTTTTGTGGCAAGCAATTTCCGAGTTGTGATATACGGAGCCTGCGAGAATCCCGGAATTACGGTTGCAGGGCATTTGTATGAAGTGGCTGCATCAGTTGCGGCGAATGAATACCTGACAATTGATTCGGTGAATAAAACAGTGGTATTGACACACACGGACGGAACCACGGAAAACTGCTTTAATCTGCGGAATCGTGATTCCTACATCTTTGAAAAGATGCCTGTTGGATTGTCCGAAATTGCGGTGAATGGTGATTTTAAGTTTGACATTGTACTCCTTGAAGAAAGGAGCGAACCGAAATGGACTTAATTTATATGGATGCCAACAGGAAAGATGTTGGTGTTATGCAGGATTATGAACTAGACCTTGCATATGGTACAGATGAAAACGATTTTGAATGTCAGATTGTACTTGGGAACCATTGTTGTGAAGCAGGTTATTTCATTTATTGCGAGGGAACAGAATATGGCGGCATCATTGATGGTATAGAGGTTGATACAGCAAATGATGAAGTGAAATATCACGGCAGAACATGGCATGGCTTCTTAGATTCCAAGGTGATTGAACCGGATGCCGGGGAAGATTATCTGATAGTGTCCGGTGAAGCGAATGAAGCGATTGGGAGCATAATTGACAGATTGGCATTGTCTGATTTGTTTGTGGCATCCACGGAAGCTTCAGGGATTACCATTTCAAACTATAAAATGAATCGGTACATTACCGGGTACAAAGGCATCAAGAAAATGTTGAAAGCATCCGGTGCAAAATTGCTTGTGGCATTCAAAGATGGTTTTGTGGAGTTGTCTGCGGTTCCCTTGGTGGACTATTCCCAGGATGAACAATTCGACACAGACCAGATGGAGTTTTCTGTGAAAAAGAATAGCAACCACATCAACCACGTTATTTGCCTTGGGAAAGGCGAATTGAGAGAAAGGGAAGTAATTCACATCTATGCTGATTCAGAAGGCAATTTGAGCCAGACACAAATTCTGACGGGCATTCAGGAAGTGGCGGCAGTTTATGAAAATACCAATGCGGAAACATCCGAGGAATTGGAGCAGGGCGGCATTGATTTGCTTCGTGAATCGTGGGCATCGGATGAAATTGAATTTGAATTCAATTCCAATGATGCATCTTACGATGTGGGGGATATTGTCGGGGCGGTTGAACGTGTGACCGGCATTGAAGTCAGCGCAGAAATTACGAAGAAGATTGTAACTATTAACAAAAATACAACAATGATAAGGTATAAGGTGGGTGAATAATATGGCACATTTGATAACAGGTTATGCAGGATATGAGCATATACAATCAGAAGATGACGGGGCATTCAATGCTTCGTTTTTTGGTGATGGGCAGTTTGTGATGGAATCCGGGAATCAGTTTGAAGGTTCTATTATTGACAACAACACGGTGAGAATCCTTGATGGAAATTTGATGATGTACGGCAGGCACATCCGAATAGGTTTGAATACCTATGAGGATTTGACAATCACAACAGGTACAGCAGGAGTGAACAGAATTGATCTTATCTGCATGACCTATGAGAAGAGTGCAACCGATGGAACAGAGAAGGCATATCTTGAAGTGATTAAGGGTGCCGAATCGGAAGAAACGGCGGCTGTTCCTGACTATACAGATGGCAATATTCTTGAAGGTGCAACACTGAATCAGATGCCATTATATCAGGTAGATGTGAACGGTGTGGTGCTTTCAAATATAACGCCTTTGTTTACTGTTATTCCTACCTATAAGAAATTAGCAGAAATGTATGAGGAGCAATTTAAAAAGGATTGTCAAAGTCATTTGGATTCTTTGGGAGTGCTTGACACAATGGAAGAAGTGGATGCAAATACGCAGGAAAATCAGCTTGCAGGCGCATTGGCTTTAAAGGAATTAAGTGCAAGAATTCCCACAATCACATTGGACGAAGAAAACCAGATTGCTTACATCACAACGAATCAAGGGTAGGTGAGATTAATGCAGACGAATATAAACGGTGTAAAATACAAAAAAATCTATATTCGCAAAAAGCCCACGGATGACTATGTGTTGTATAAAAAGGCGTATGTTGATGGTGTTCAGACCTATTCGGCAGGAAACCCTGTCACATATTATGTAGACAGCGATACTACATATACAGAAGAAGTTGAGTTTGAAGCTTCCTGTTTGTCACCTGCTACCTTCACTCCTGCGAAAGATGGATGGACTTTTGTTGGTTGGAGAGAAGATGCAACAGCTTCTGGTGATGTTTTAACGGAAAAGGTGATGGGTGATAATCCAATCACTCTATATGCTGTATTTAAACAAGATATAACTTTGTCTTATAATGGAAATGGGGCAACATCTGGTTCTACAGCATCACAATCCGAAACAAGATACTATAACAATGGAAATGTTGTCAATCCGTCCTTTACTCTTAAGGCGAATGGTTTTGCTAGAAGTGGCTATACATTCACTAAGTGGGATGCAGGCACAGTTGGTACTAATATAACTTTAACGAGCAACAGAACAGTTTATGCGCAATGGAAAACAGCAGTGGTACTATCTGCCGGAAAATGGCAAGCTGCTACAAGCGTGTCTAACGGTTCTATGGCGTATAATAGTGGTGGTTACTTAAAACATAGTACGAGAGTAAATGACGGTTCAGCAAGCTATACGGGACCATCATTTACAGTAGATACAACTGGAATTAAAACCGTATCGCTTACAGTATATCTTGGAGGAATAAATGCCATTGATGGAGCAGGTTGGTGTGAAATAGCATTTACGATAAATGGTAAAACTGTCAAATGCACTCACTATACCGACCAAGATGAGTATACGGCAATATCAAGAACACTTACTATTGATGTTTCGGCAATGAGTGGAGCAGCCAGATGTACTTCAAGCCTTCGTTATGGTTGTAGGTCTGAAGAAGATGACAGCGGTTGGTATGTAGATGCTGAAATAAGAGTAATTAATATTACAGCATCATAAGTAATTCCAATTTAGGAAAGGAGATGAAGCATTGATAAGAGTACAATTCAACGATAAAAAGTCCATGCAGGAAGTGGAATTCAAAACAATTTCATCTTCTGTGGTACAGCTTACCGGTAAGAAAGTGTTGCGTGACACATCGGGCTTCAAGGTGTATCGAATGAACGGTGATTTCCTGGGTGATTATTCGGAATACACCGAGATAGTGGCAGAAGTAGAAAACGGCTTGCAGTACGGCAAACCGGAAACATAAAAGAACATCACAAAAGATAACCTTGCAAATGGCAAAGAAAGCGAGGTTATTATGAAAGGTATAAGATTCGGGGATTATCATTCTTATGATGATTTCAATTTGATTCTTTCCACAAAGACAATCGGCACACCATCACCCAAAACGGAAACCATTGATATTCCGGGCGGTGATGGTGTTCTTGATTTATCGGACTTTTTCGGGGAAGTAAAGTACAACAATCGTGATTTGTCATTTGAGTTTGCAACTATGGTGCCGCAATCGGAATTCATGGAATTGTTTTCAACGATTCAGAATGCGATCCACGGACAGAAGATGCAGATTGTGTTGGACGATGATGCGGAATGGTACTATATCGGCAGAATATCAGTGTCAGAGTGGAAAGCGGAAAAGAGCATTGGAAGGCTGACCATTGATTGTGATTGTGAGCCATACAAAATCAAGCGCACTGAAACAGTGGTGAAAGCGGAAGTGGCTGATATTGAAATGGAAGTGATTCTCCCGAACAGCAAGAAAACTGTGGTTCCCACCATAGACATTACCGGGGAAATCAATCTGACCTATGGCACGAATTTCTATTCGCTGTCTGCCGGGCGTTATGACCTGCCGGCGGTGAAATTGGTGGAAGGTGATAATGTAGTACTGTTAAGTGGTACAGGCACGGCAATCTTCACATATCGTGAAAGGGGGCTGTAATATGTACCATGTATATTGCGATTCTCTATTACTGTACGATGACCAATTGGAAGGCTATAAGATATTCAATCCCGTGATGGAATTGGAACTGAATAAAATCAGCCAATTTGACTTCACCATGTACAATGACCATCCGAATTTTGACCGGTTGCAAAGGCTGAAATCCATCATCACAGTGTATCAGAATGGGTATTTGATGTTCCGGGGAAGAATCCTGAATGATGAACAGGGATTCTATAACGAAAAGCGAGTGACCTGTGAAAGCGAATTGGCATTCCTGGTTGATTCCATTCAAAGACCTTATGACTTCACAGGAACGCCTGCGGAGTTGTTTGCGCTGCTTATCAATAACCATAATGCCCAGGTGGATGCAGCCCACCAATTCATTGTTGGGAATGTCACTGTCACTGATCCGAATGATTACATCAGCCGGTCAGATTCCGATTATATGAACACATTGGAATCCATTCAGAAGAAGCTGATTGAAACATTGGGCGGCTATATTTGGTTCAGGCATGAAGCGGATGGTGTCTATATTGATTACCTGGCAGAACTGAATTTCCTGGCACCGCAGACAATAGAGTTTGGAAAAAACCTGCTTGACCTGAAACGGGAAACCAATGGGGAAGATATTGCAACGGCAATTATACCATTGGGTGCCAAGGTAGAAGGCAGCGAAGCCCGGCTGACCATTGCGGATGTGAATAATGGTGTGGACTATGTGTATAACCAAGAAGCGGTGGATGCATACGGATGGATTTTCAAGGTTCAGATTTGGGATGATGTGACGGAAGCGGCAAACCTTCTTTCCAGAGGTAATGCCTTCCTGAATGAGCAGATGCAGATGTTTTATACCATCGAATTGAATGCCGCTGATTTGGGTACTGTGGATTCTACCGTGGAATCATTTCACCTTGGCACACAAATCCGGGTGACAACACAGCCACATTCAATAGACCAATTATTTTTGGTCAGTAAATTGTCAATAAATCTGCTTCAGCCTGCTTCAAACAAGCTGACATTGGGCGCAACCATTATGACCATGACAGAAAGGGCTGTGATGGGGCAAATTGACACAGAAAACAGGTTTGTGGGTATTTCTTCGGATTTGGAAGAAAAGCTGAATTTGGGGCTTACAGAAACGGAAACAAAGCTGTCTGCGCAAATCACAGCAACATCGGAGAGCATCACAGAAACACTTATGCAGGAAGTGTACCTGAAGGATGATGTGGATGCATTGGTTTCTTCTGTCAGCACAACATTTACCCGGACAGCGGAAGATTTTGAATTCAGGTTCAATGAGTTTTCCCAGGACATTGATGCAGTGGCTGCCGGGGCAGATGCACAGTTTGAGGAAATAAGCAAGTATATCCGTTTTGTGGATGGAAACATCATTCTTGGCGAGGATGGAAACGCCCTGACACTGCGGATTGAGAATGACCGGATTTCTTTCCTGGAAACCGGTCTTGAAGTGGCGTATTTCAGCAACAACAAATTGTATGTAACAGATGGGGAGTTCCTTCATTCCTTGCAGCTTGGCAATTTCGCATTCATGCCAAGGGAAAACGGGAACTTGTCTTTTAAGAAAATCGGGTAGGTGACATATATGGCAACATCAAGTGCAATGTCAACTACGAATGATAAAATCAAGTACAAAATTACTATCACGCAGAATAGTCAGAGTGTGACGAACAACACTTCCAATGTGACAGTTTCTGTCCGGGTATATCGTACCAATACGGGATATACCACCTATGGAACAGGAACAGTGTATTGCACCATTAATGGCACACAGTACACGGAAGCAATCACATCCTCTGACAAAATTACATCATCAGGAATTGTGCTGTTTTCCAAAACGCTAAACATTGCCCACAATGCAGATGGAAAGAAAACCTTGGCAACATCTGCCCGGATCACGCATGACCAATTTTCTTCAAGTAGTCA